CTAAGTTTTTCAGGGGCACTGCAGCTGACGTTAAGCAAGGCTCAAGTGCTGAAGCTCACCGCAGGAGTGAAGAGTTCCTAGAGGAATACCACGACATCTGCATCGATGCGATTGCTACCTATAATAAGATGGTGGCGCTGGGCATCTGCGCCGAACAGGCACGGGCTATCCTTCCGCAGGGTGCTATCACTGAGTGGGTGTGGACCGGGAGCCTACTGTTCTGGTCCCGCGTCTACAACCTACGCATCAAACCAGACACTCAAAAAGAAACTAGAGACTTTGCAGAACTGCTCGGTGAGCAGATGGCATCACTCTACCCAATCTCATGGAAGGCGCTGACAGATGGATGAAGGTACAGAACTGATAGTATTCACAGCTATGTCAGCAAGCATAGCCAAGCTAGCTGAAGTCTACTCCTCAGTAGATGACATCAACATGCGAAACATAGTCCACGATGCAGCCCTGATCTGCTTACAGGTTATGACCATCGATGACTCCATGACTGCAGAGTTGATGTCCCTTGATGGGGGTAAAATGCAATGACCAAGTTTCTCATAGATGCAGACATCGTGGCCTTCAAAGCTGCTATTAATGCTGAGCGCCCTATCGATTGGGGTGATGGGATGTGGACCCTCCACGCTTACGAACATGAGGGTATCCAATACATCCACGATTATCTCAACAAGGTGACAGATAAGATTGGTGAGGGTGAGTTTGTTATGTTCATCACTGACCCAAGTAACTGGCGCAAGGATATCCTGCCCTCCTACAAATCCAATAGGAAAGCTGTAAGGCGTCCACTACTTCTGAAGGCCCTACGACAGTACCTTCTAGATGAGATGGGTGCTGTCATGGTTGTTAATATGGAAGCAGACGATTTACTTGGTATCACTTCTACCAACGAGCCTGACTGTGTCATTATCAGTGAGGACAAGGACCTAGCTACCATCCCCGGTAAGCTCTTCAACCCAGCTAAGGATGAAGCAGTTCGCACCATCACTGAGTTCGAGGCTGACTACTTCCACATGCTGCAGGCTCTCACAGGTGATGCAGTCGATGGCTATAAAGGCTTGGATGGTTGTGGTCCGAAAACAGCAGAAAAAATCTTGGACGGTTGCAAGACACCCATGGAGATGTGGGCAGCTGTTGTTAACGCCTACGAAAAGAAGGGCCTCTCCGAATTTGTAGCCACCACCCAAGCACGAGTGGCTCGAATATGTCGGAAAGATGATTTTGATTTCAACACAGGAAAGGTAATTCTATGGACACCCCCGACATAGTAACACGCCCAGCGCATTACACTCAGTTTGCCATCGAGCCTATCGAGTTCATCCTCCGTAACTCCCTGCCTTTCCACACTGGTAACATCATTAAGTATTCAATGAGGGCTGGTAGTAAACTCTACGATGGCATGGACCCTGTGGAGAGTGAGGTCACCGACCTTAAAAAGGTAATGCGGTATGCACAGATGCGGATCAACCAACTGCGAGGGGACTGCATCCTATGAGCCAGTCACACAATCTTAAAGCTTACATTGGAATAATATAATGCCCCTGAACTTAGACAAGTACCAACGCCTAGCTGCGACAACTGCAATATATCCAGAAGATAAAGCATTGGAATTTTTAACCTCTGGCCTGACAGGTGAGGTGGGCGAGCTGATGAGTAAGGTAGCCAAGTGGTATCGCAAAGATAATGCCTACCCACACACAGCGGTACTTGATGAACTAGGGGATATCCTTTGGTTCGTTAGTGAACTCGCACGAGTACATAACTGTGAGCTGTCAGTATTAGCACAAAAGAATTTGGACAAGTTGGCATCCCGCAAAGAGCGCGGTGCCTTGCAGGGTAATGGGGACAATCGATGACAGACGTAAGAGCTGCGGTGGTAACACGCCGCACATATAACAGGCCACTCAACGATGAGGGGACTGTGTTCGAGACTTGGGAGCAGACAGTTGGTAGGGTTATTAACCACCAGCAGTGGCTCTGGGAACGAGCTAAAACTGAGAAGCTTAACCAAGGGGAACTTGGAGAGCTAGAAGAACTACGGATACTCATGCTTGAGCGTAGGGCTACAACATCAGGCCGCACCTTGTGGCTTGGTGGCACAGACGTAGCTAAGAAGCACGAGGCCTCACAGTTCAATTGTAGCTTCGGACGTATCGAGACAGTTCACGATGTAGTTGATGCCTTCTGGCTGCTACTGCAGGGCTGTGGTGTAGGCTTCGAGCCTGTGGTTGGCACTCTTAATGGCTTCGCTAAGGAGACAGAGGTTGAGATGTGGCGTTCAGACCGTGAAGGCAAAGGTCGTGAGGACAACATCTCACAGCTGCGCTCTATCGGTGATGAGGGCTACCGGGTCTACAAGCTGACCATTGGTGATAGTGCTAAGGCATGGGCTAAAGCCTTGGGGAAACTCATGGCCCTGAAGGACCCTGTGGACAAGATCATCTTGGACTTCAGTGAAATCCGTCCAGCTGGTACACGCCTCAAAGGGTACGGATGGATCAGTTCAGGGGACGATACACTTCACATCGCCCTGGGTAAAATCTGTGACATCATGAACAAACGTGCAGGGCAGCTACTGACCCGCATGGATATCCTAGACCTCCTCAACCACATGGGTACTACACTGTCCTCCCGTCGATCTGCAGAGATTGCTGTGATGCCTGTCGATGACCTAGAGGCTGATGAGTTCATCTCAGCTAAGAAAGACTTCTGGCTTCACGACAACGCCCACCGCCAGCAGTCCAACAACTCTCTGATGTTCTATAAGAAGCCTACCAAGTGGGAACTGTCCTACATCTTTGACCGTATGGTTGAAGCTGGTGGGTCTGAACCGGGCTTCATCAATGCAGAAGCAGCCCTTAAACGTGCTCCTCACTTCAAGGGAGTTAACCCATGTGCGGAAATTCTATTAGGTAACAAGAGTTTCTGTAACCTAGTTGAGGTAGATTGGGGTAAATACGTTGATGACTTTGAAGGATTGCAACATGCTGTGTACCTAGCAGCCCGTGCTAACTACCGTCAGACTTGTGTGAACTTGGATGATGGTATCCTTCAACGATCTTGGCACGAGCTGAATGAGTTTCTTCGCCTGTGTGGTGTAGGTGCTACAGGCATCGTGAAGTTTCTCGATTACAATAAGCATATGAACATCCCCAGTATGCTGCAGATACTGCGAGCTTCAGCTAAAAATGGTGCTAACTCAATTGCAGATGAACTAGGTCTACCAAGGGCCAAGCTTGTCTCAACTATCAAGCCAAGTGGAACCCTTTCAAAGGTCATGTCAACTACTGAGGGAGTACATCGACCTCTAGGGAAGTACCTCTTCAACAACGTCACCTTCTCTAAGCATGACCCAATAGTACCCATCATGACTGCAGCTAACTACACAGTCATCGAGAAACCCTTTGAACCTGACAGTGTCCTAATCACCTTCCCGGTGGCCTATGATGATGTTGAGTTCCAAGTGGTGGATGGTAAGTTCGTAAACCTTGAGACTGCTGTGCAACAGCTGGATCGATACAAGCTTATGATGGACAACTATGTAGACCATAACTGTTCAGTCACCATCAGCTATGACCCCCCTGAAATACCCTCCATCATCAATTGGATTATGGAGAACTGGGATACCTATGTTGGTGTATCGTTCATCTATCGCAACGATCCGACCAAGACAGCAGCCGACCTTGGCTATGCCTATCTCCCACAAGAGGTAGTCACTAAGGAGACATATGATGTGTATGTCTCAACGCTTGCAAATGTAGACATCGAGAACGCTAATTCATTCGACGAATTAACAGACGATGAATGCGCCACCGGGGCCTGCCCCATCCGCTAAGGTAAAATAATGCGAAAGAAATCCACTTACAAACGTAAGCAGGAGGATGTTGAGGTTGTGCGCGGTCCCCGTGTGCAGCCTCTGCTACCCATGAACCCTGCTCAAAAGAACTACATGGACTGTATCTCTCAGTACCCTCAGACATTTGTCACAGGGCCTGCAGGTACAGGTAAGACCTACATTGCTGCAGCCGTAGCTGCGGATATGTTCCATGCCCACAAGATACACAAGATAATCTTAACTCGCCCTAACATCCCTGCAGGTAAGTCTCTTGGTTTCTTTGCGGGGACTATCGAGGATAAGATTGCCCCATGGGTAGTCCCCTTGACTGAGGTCTTAGAGGCACGACTAGGTAAAGGTAGGTTCGAGGTTGCCCGTAAGCGTGGTGACATTGAGATTGTACCTTTTGAAGTTATGCGTGGACGATCTTTCAACAATGCCTTCGTCATCCTAGATGAAGCACAGAACCTAACACCCCATGAGATGAAGATGTTCCTGACCCGTATCGGTGAGGATAGTAAGGTCATCGTCAATGGGGATGTAACTCAGCATGACCTATCAGGCACCAGTGGCCTGCAGGTTGCTATAGACCTTATGCACAAACACAACATCCCTGCAGCTCACTGCAACTTCACTCATGATGACGTAGTTCGCTCTGGCATCTGTGCCATGTGGACCCGCGCCTTTGATTAGGTTGCACCTTAGAGGATTAGAATAAACAATGTTTCCCTTTATATCTAACGAACTACTAGATGAACTTAATTCCCGCTTCCCTGATAAGGCTCCTGAATACCTTGAACAGCACAACATGCTGATGTGGAGAGGTGGTCAGCGTTCTGTCGTAGATTTTCTAACAACAATTCACGCAGAGCAAACCGCTGCGAACTTAGGAGAATAGCTAATGTGCTTTTCATCACCCACCCCGCCGCCCCCGCAAGAGATTGCGCCTGCTCCGCCACCTGCAGCACCCGGTGCGCCTAACCCAGTGATGACAAATATGTATGACCCGTCATCCCCTGAGAGTGGCACCGCTGCAGAGAAGGGCGCACTTGCTGGTAAAGCAGCTGGTACGTCACAGCTGCGTGTGGACCTCGACCCAACGACAACTAATGTTGATAAAGGCACAGGCCTTCAAATTAATAAGTAAGGGGCTAGTATGTGTACCGCATTAGGACTTGGAGCAAAAGCTATCCAGAAAACAGGAGTAGCTCCTCTTGGTATTCTAGCTGCTGATAAGATGGCAGACAAAGGATTGCTGCCTATTCAGATAGCTAAGGAAGCCGTGACTAAGAAAAAAGAATTAGTTGAAAAGAACATAGACGCCCCCGAATTATTGGGTGCTGGTTTACAGGTAATGAAGTGAGAATTTAAATGAGTATGGGAACCGCTGAACAGCGTTACCGTCAACTCGAACAGACACGACAATCTTACTTGGATCGAGCCAGAGATTGTGCAGAGCTAACTATCCCATCGCTAATACCGCCAGATGTCCACAATGAGACGAGTGACTTGTATACTCCGTTTCAGGGCATTGGTGCGCGTGGTGTGAATAACTTAGCCTCTAAACTTTCACTGGCTTTGATGCCTCCTAACTCCCCCTTCTTCCGCTTCATGGTTGAGCCTTATACTTTAAAAGATATTGCTCAAGATGAGGCTGCTCGTACCCAGATTGAACAACAACTGGGTGAGTATGAACGGGCAGTTATGTCAGAGATTGAAACGTCTGGAGATCGAGTGGCGGTGCATGAAGCACTGAAACATCTAATCGTCGGAGGCAACGTGCTACTGCAGGTTGGCCCCGAGAAGACCAGAGTAATTCACCTAGATAGTTATGTAGTATCTCGCGCACCTAACGGTGAGGTTCTAGAGATCGTTACGGTAGAGCATGTCTCACCTAACGCTCTGGATAAAGCGACAGCCGCTAACATCACTGGTAAGCTCGAAGGTGATGAGAAGACCGTAGAGGTTTACACTCACATTGAGCGTAAGAACGAATTCTATAATGTATACCAAGAAGTCAAAGGCTCAGTAGTCTCTGGCTCCAAGGGTAAATATAAGAAGAACAACATGCCCTTCCTGCCCCTACGCTTCTCCCGCATTGACGGTGAAGACTATGGGCGTGGATTTGTTGAGGAACTCTTAGGTGACCTACGGTCTCTTGAGGGCTTAACTCAAGCCATCGTCGAGGGTGCAGCCGCAGCCGCTAAGGTCATCTTTATGGTGAACCCTAATGGCACAACGCGAATGCGTACCATCGCACAGGCAGAGAACACAGCAATCATAGAGGGCAATAAGAATGATGTTTCCGTACTTCAAATGGATAAGTTCAACGATTTCCGAGTGGCCTATCAGGCAATGCAAGGAATTGAAGAACGTCTATCACAGCAGTTTATGCTTCAATCTTCTGTTCAACGTAACGGAGAGCGAGTTACAGCGGAAGAAATCCGATACCTCGCAGGAGAACTAGAGGACACCCTATCGGGTATCTACTCTATACTCTCGCAGGAATTCCAGCTTCCCTACGTTAACCGCAAGATTGAGGTCCTCACTAGGTCTAAGAAACTTCCTAAGCTGCCAGACGATGTAGTTAAACCTACCATTGTTACAGGCATGGAAGCTCTCGGACGGGGACACGACCTACGCAAACTTGATATGTTTATTCAAGGTATGACGCAGGCATTGGGTCCAGAGGTACTGAAGCAGTACGTTAACCTTCAAGATTATATCAAACGTCGAGCAACAGCTCTCGGTATCGAGACTGAAGGCTTGATTAAAACAGAAGAACAAATCGCCCAAGAACAGCAACAGGCAATGCAGCAACAGATGATGATGCAAGCAGGACCCGGTGCAATTCAAGAAGGCGCTAAAGCATTAGGAAACTCATATGTTGAAAGCCAAAGACAGCAAGGCGGTGGAGAAGGATAGAGCCTCTAACGAAGCACCTTCCACGCCTGAGAAGAAGCCGTTGGCTGCTCCCACCATTCTCAAGAAATCAACTCGTACAAGGGAAGATTTTTAAAGCATGAGTGAAAGCATCACAATCGTATCAGACGATACTGGCCCAGAAGCACCCGTTGCCGAGGATAACCAAACTGAACGTCCTGAATGGTTACCTGAGAAATTCAGCTCTCCCGAGGACCTAGCGAAATCCTACAGCGAACTAGAAAAGAAGCTATCTGCCCCTTCAGATGATGAAGCCCCAGCAGAAACAGAGGCACCTAAAAGTGAACCCGTAAGCTTCAATAAGTTCTCTGAGGAATTTGCTGGCTCTGGAGAGTTGGGTGAGGAAAGCTACACAGAACTTGAGAGTATGGGTTACCCCAAAGAGATGGTGGACACCTACATCAAGGGAATGCAATCCGCACAGACAGCAGATGCAGACGCAGTGATGGAAGTCGCTGGTGGGAAGGAAGGCTATGCCGACCTAACCGATTGGGCTAGAGATAGCCTCGATACAAAAGAACTTGAACTCTACAACCAGATGGTTGGGACAAGCACAGATAACGCTAAGATGGCAGTCGAATGGCTACAATCTAAGCGGGAAGCAATGGATGGCTCTGAGCCTCAACTGCTCTCCGGTAAGTCATCTGGCGCATCCAAAGATGAGTTCCGTAGCACAGCGGAAGTTGTAGCTGCAATGAAAGACCAACGATACGGCAAGGACTCTGCGTACACTAAGGACGTAGAAGAGAAGCTAGGTAGGTCTTCGGTATTTTAAAAGTACCTCTGGCGGGGGTGTCAGGTATTAACTGCGCCCCCGTCAATTCCTATGACACGAGAACATCTAGCACACCTCTTTAGGTGGCTGAGACTATCAAAGATGAACGACTAGGCCGGATGCGTCCGACAACCGAGACAAGTAGTAAGCGACAGTCATTCTCAATCTAAATCAATTCTTCATAGGATAAAGAAAATGACCAATGTAACCGCATCACGCTTAGGTGTTGTCAATAAGGCGACCCCCGGTGATAACGCAGCAGCCTCGGCTCTGTTCCTTAAAGTCTTTGCTGGTGAAGTTCTCACCGCCTTCGACGAAACTAACGTAATGAAAGACCTGCATGTCTCACGCACAATCGCGTCTGGCAAGTCAGCCTCTTTCCCAGTGACAGGTAAAGCCAACGCTGCTTACCATGTTGTTGGCACCCCTCTGTTGGGTACACAGAAAATTGCACATAACGAAATCGTTGTTAACATCGATGACGTTCTGATTGCTGATACATTTATTGCAAATATAGATGAGGCCAAGAACCACTATGATGTCCGTGCTGAGTATTCCCGCTTGTTGGGTATGGCTCTTGCCAAGCAGTTTGACCTGCGCTTGCTTCAGTTAGCCGTATTGGCTGCTCGTGGCGCTGCGACTGTAACTGGTGGTAACGGTGGTACTGCTATCACTGATGCAGATGCTGCAACTAACGGAGCATCTTTGGCTGCTTCTATCTTTGCTGCTGCTCAAGCTATGGACGAGAAAGACGTTCCTGAGAATGACCGCGTAGCGATTGTTCGCCCTGCTCAATACTACCAATTGGTACAAACAACTGATGTCATCAACCGTGACTTCGGTGGTGCTGGTGTATACGCAGACGGTACAGTTCTTAAAGTTGCTGGTGTTCAGATTGTAAAATCTAACAACATCCCATCAACAAACATAGCATCAGCTGTAACTGGTGAGAACAACACTTACCACGGTAACTTCTCAACCACAGTTGCTGTAGTTATGCAGAAGCAAGCATTGGGTACTGTCAAATTGATGGACCTTGCTGTTGAGCGTACTTCCGGTGACTTTGAAGTAATGTACCAAGGTACACTGATGGCTGCTAAATACGCCATGGGCCACGGTATCTTGCGTCCTGAGTGTTCAGTAGAAATCAAATCTGCTTAATTTCTTTTTGGGTTGGCTCTTAATTGGGCCAGCCCATTTTTTTCTTTATGAGGACATCATGACAAAACCAACGTCCATGACTGAATTAGAAGCAGTCAACGTCCTGCTAACGACAATCGGTGAAGCACCTGTGAACACCCTGACGGGTAACCAAGTGACTGATGTGACTATTGCTAACCAAGTGTTGACCGAGGTGAGCCGTGAGGTCCAAGGCCAAGGCTGGCACTTCAACACTGAAGACCGAGTTAAACTTAGCCGTGACGAATTTAATCACATTGCGATACCCGCAGATGCGGCCCGTATAGATACCCCCGACTTTAATACTGTAGTGCGTTCAGGTAAGTTGTTTAACCTGACTGATCGTACCTATGAATTCTCAGGCACCGTCGAGGCTACCATAGTCTACTATCAAGACTTTGTAGTCCTCCCAGATGTCGTGAAGAAATACATCACAACACGCGCATCCCGCATCTTCTCTGATCGTATGATTAACAGCGAGACTATCCACAAGATGGTTGCCCGAGACGAACAGAAGGCCCTCATAGACCTCAAGGACTTTGAAGGTGACACAGCGGATTTCAATATGATGGACAGTTACTCTGTAGCCCGTGTCCTGAACCGTGGACATAACCGTAGGATACTCTGATGGGAATGATAAGTTCTGCCATCCCCAACCTAATCCAAGGCGTTTCACAGCAGTCACCTACACTTCGTCTGTCATCTCAGGCAGAGCTGCAGGTTAATGCGTTTCCGTCTTTGGTTGAGGGATTACAAAAGCGACCACCGCTAGAATATGTGGCTAAAATTAGTGACTCCGAAACCACGGGGTCCTTCACACACTTGATTAACAGAGATGTAAATGAACGATACTTCATGTTCATCAATGCTAGTAATCAAGTTTCTATCTATGATCTGGCAGGTAACCAGAAGACAGTGGCATATCCTAATGGCACAGCTTATCTAAATAGTACCACTCCTGCAGCTGACTTCAGGGCTGTTACGGTTGCCGATTATACTTTCATAGTTAACTCAACACAGACCACAGCTATGGAGACAGCCCTTACCCCTCTCTACCCATTCACTGGTTTGATTGCGGTTAAGCAGGGTGACTACAACCAGCGGTTCACTGTGTTTCTAGATGGTGTTGAGGCTGCAAACATTACAACGTCTGCCACTGACCAAGTCCAAACTAGGACAGATGACATTGCTACGCGATTAGCTACAGCAATCGATGGTCAATCTAATTTTACTGCTCGGGCTGATGGTTCGACTGTAGTAATTACTAAGACAGGTAACGCTACTTTCGACATGGCTACATACGACAGTTTAGCTGACCAAGGTCTATCCCCCACTTCTGGGACAGTACAGCGTTTCGACGATTTACCTGAGACAGCTCCTGAAGGGTATATAGCTCACATTCAGGGTGACCAGACAAATGACTTTGATGATTACTATGTTAAGTTTGTAAGCGACAACGGCTCACAGAGCAGCGTTGGTCAGGGTACATGGATAGAATGGGTTAAACCCGGCATTACCTATGAAGTTGATGCTGCAACCATGCCTCACCTATTGATCCGTCAATCTGATGGCTCCTTCACGTTTCAAGAAGCTAACTGGGGTGACAGGGCTGTAGGTGACCTAGTATCTGTACCAGACCCATCGTTCATAGATCAGAAGATTTCAGATGTGTTCTTCTTCCAGAACCGTCTAGGTGTCCTGTCGGATGAGAACGTAGTCATGTCGAGAACGTCAGAATACTTTGACTTCTTTGCAACGACTGCGAGGACCCTACTGGATAACGATCCAATTGATGTGGCTGCTAGTCACACCAAGGTGTCCACATTGAAACATGCTATTCCGTTTGACCGGAAGCTATTGCTGTTCTCAGATCAGACACAGTTCATTCTCAAAGGTGCTGACTTCATCACGCCTAAGAATACATCGATCAGCCAGACAACTGAGTATGAATCCAGTACAACCTCTAAGCCTGCAAGTGCTGGCAGTGTTGTGTACTTCCCAGCTAAACGGGGTGGCTTCACATCAGTTCGTGAATACTACGTTATCGATGATACTGACCGATCAGATGCTCAAGACATTACATCCCATGTGGCGAAGTATGTCCCTGATGGTGTCTACAAGATGGAAGCAAGTACAGCTGAGAATGCTCTAGTTTGTCTGACTTCCCAGGATACCAGCTCTATGTATATTTATAAGTATCACATAGCAGGTAGAGAGAAGGTACAATCTGCTTGGATCAAGTACACTTTAAGTGGCTGCGAGATACTGAGTGTCGAGTTCATTGAGAGTTCTCTTTATGTGGTAGCAAATAAAGCAGGTAAGACTGTTCTATTTCAGATTCACTTTGATGCTGGGCGCTTCGATGTAAATCAACTCTATGTAACACGCCTAGATGGTAGGATGACAGAAGCACAGGTAACTAAAACTTACTCTAGTGCAGCTAACCAGACTACAATCACAACGCCATTCGCACTGACCTCTCCCGTAGTTGTACGTCGAGGGGCATCGCAGGGTGTGGTGTTACCTACAGTATCCGCTAGCTCGACTACAGTCGTCGTAGCAGGCGACCACACAGCCACTGAGTTCTATATTGGTGAGCGTTATACAATGACATATGAATTCTCTCAGCCCACCCTAAAGGAGCCTACAGCTTCCGGTGGACGGGTAGCAATTACAGGTGGTCGATTACAGATTAAGCATTGGCTACTTCGATACCAAGACAGCGGTGACTTCGTTGTGAAGGTACAGCAACGGACCAGCTCCACATCTCTAGACTATGTATTTACAGGTCGAGTGATTGGTAGCGGTGCGAGTACGCTGGGTTCTACTACTCTGTCATCAGGAGACTTCAGGTTCCCTGTTATGTCTAAAGCCGAGAATATTCGGATAACCATTGAGAGTGCTAGCCACCTCCCCTGCCAGTTCCTATCGGCTGAGTGGGAAGGTCAGATGCACCTGAGAAGCAGACGAGTTAATGGATAAATTACTTACACCAACTACGGTGGAAGATATCGACTTCGTTGCCCCAAGATTAAGAAAAGCAGATTACAATGAGTGTACGGCTTCTACAGGTAAACAACCTCGTGGTGTCCTACATCGAAGTCTTGATCTTGGGGCAATCTCTCTGACCCTACGCGCGCCTGATGGTAACCGCGTGGGTCTTTGTGGGGTTGTTAATTCTTCCCATATAGAGGGCGCAGGAGTTGTTTGGATGGTCGCAACAGATGACATCTATCAGCACCAGACAACATTCCTGCGTAACTCGAAGAGAGCCTTAAAGCATCTCTCTGAGGACTATCTAGTTCTCTTTAACTGTGTAGATGCCCGAAATTCAGTCCACATCAAGTGGCTTCGTTGGATGGGCTTCACGTTCATCAACAAGCACGAAAATTATGGGGCCGAGAAAAGGCTCTTCTACGAATTTGTGAGGATTAAATAAATGTGTGAACCAGTGACACTGGCTACCCTTGGCACCACAGCAGCAGGCGTGGGTACAACAGCAGCAGTAGCAGGCACAGCCGCCACAGCCGCAACTACAGCAGCTACATGGTCTAAAGTAGGACTAGCCGTTCAAGGTATAAGCGCAGGTGCGAAGGTACTTGGAGCAATGGATCAATCCAATAACTCCAACGCTGCATATGTCCAGAATACCAGAGCAGCTAAAGATGCCTACTTCCTGAAGTCTAAACAATCAAACCTTCGGGTTTTACAAGAGCAGACCCAAGCATCTCAGCAGAAGCAAGACGCTGACCTTAAAGCTATGAAGGCACAAGGCACAGCTATGGCAGCTGCAGGTGGCTCTGGGGTTCAAGGCGCTAACGTAGCGCAACTACTAAATGACTTTGAGCGTTCTGAAGGTGTCCTGACTGATCGTATCAGCCAACGCCTCGAAGGTATTCAGTCACAGAATGAAATGAATAAGCTTGGCTACCAGAGCGAAGCTATTAACCGCATCGCCTCTATGCAGCCTATTGGGTTTGCCGAGACACTGTTTAACGTAGTTGAACCCATCGCTGGATTTGGCATTGATTATGCCGACTCCAAAGCGCGTAACGCTAGTATATAGGGATATAAAAAATGGCTAGACCAGCAATTGGTAATCCCTTCGATGGGCAAATTGGGACGGTAGCACCTACAGCATCTCCCGTAGATATTTACCAGCGTGGCGTAGTGCAGCGTAGTCCTTTTGTGGCTTTAGCAAATACCCTGTCACGCTTAGAGCAGAAGGCTACCCCCGCTATACAAGCTGCTGAAGCACGAGCTGCTGAAGCAGAATATGCAGCGGGTGTAGAACTATATAACACTAACCGGGTAGCAATGGGTCAGGCTGTAAAAGATGGCATCATTCAAGAGGGTGAAAGTCCGTACCTCCGTAAGGGGTATAGAATTTCTCACTTAAATACGATGGCAGCTAGGTACACTGATGAACTACAGAATGCTCTGGTAGCTAAGAAGTTGTATAAGAACGGCGACCCTAAAGCTATCGAAGACTTTACTGATAAGTTCTACGAGGAATTCCAATCTTCAAATGGCATCGATGGTTATCGTGACGTTGAGGTAGCTGAGTTCTTCTCAGGAGCAGCTGCAAAGGCTAACGAGACTTTCAGGTCAGCTTGGAAAGAGAAAAACATAGCGTACCAAAAAGAAGCCAACTACAACGCTTGGTCTATGGAAGTTAGTGCCTATACCGATACTCTCTTTTTACCCGGCGATACCGAGGAAGTCCGTCAGAAGAAGCAAGGACAACTTGCTGTATGGTTAAGTCAGAAGGTCAAAGAAGCTGACCTCGATGGCATGAGCCGAGCAAAGATTAACGAGACAGTAATCAACAGCGTAATTCTTACAGCCTATGAAAAGAATGACCTAAGTGTTCTCGATGTTCTCGATGGGGTTGTCACAGGTACAGGCGTCCTTGGAAGAGGACCAGCAGCCCGAGAAGCTGTATATAAAGCTAGAGGCGATATCGCTACAAGCATTGCTGCGGCTGAAAAGGCTCAGAACGATGCAAGGAAAGAGTCTCAGAAGGTAACAATAGCGGCATCGTCCGGTGAGATAATTATGGCTGCGCTAGCAGATCGAGGTTCACCGGATGATGCAGTAGCTCAACAGGCCCAACAGATCATAACTAAGCATCTTAACGAATTAGGCGTACTCGCTAGAAATGGCGTGGCTGGTGCAAGCGCACAGCTAATTTCTATGACCAATTTCATAGACGCACAGCAAAAAGCTGAAGAAGAAGAACGAAACCCCGCAACTCCTAACGAACTCTTTGAACTGCAGATGGATGTGATGAGGGAGACAGACCCTGTTATGGTCTTTAATATGTTAGCCGTAGCTAGGCGTAATGGGAAGATTCAGGGTAAAGAGATGGCTCCACTTCTAGCTCAGTGGAAATCAATAGTTGGTGCAAATCCAGAAAACCAATTAGCCGTTTATGACCCCTCTAGTATCGCCTCAAAAGAGCGAGACAATTTTATAACATCTCTCGGGTACGCTACAGAGTTTGGAGTATCTACTGGTGAGAACCGTATCAGAACATCATTAGCGATTGATACCTATAATATGGAATATCTAAAGGCTTCTTCAGCTTTAAAGGCTGAGTTAGGTCGTGTCTTGGAACCTCTGGAACAGATGAGGGTAGCTCAAGAAGTTAGACAAAGAATATATCCCACATTGGTAGAGTTAGAGACATTAGCTTCGGCTGAAGGCTTACTCGAAGAGAACCAAGTTGTAATACAAGAGACCGAGCGACAAGAGCGAGAAGACGCAGCTACGCGGGTCCTCTTAGTCCAACAAGCGACTGCCCAAGGTTTAACCCCTGAAGAAATAGCCCTCATGTCAAATGATGACCTAAGCCTCGCGCTAGAATAAGGAGCCGAAAATGGCTGAGAATAATCCCGTCGATCAGATGCTGTCTGCATTCGGCGTCCAAGAGAATACTATGAATGCAGCCTCAGAGCTGGCCGGGATGATGTCAAAGATTAACACTCCCGCCGCTGCTCCTGTGGTCCCCGCAGCTACTGCAGAAACTGCTCCTACTGCAATCCTACAGACACAAGAAGAACTAGATCGAGCCAAGGCCCTTATCTCAAAGAACCCAGAAACTATGGGTCCTATGATTGATAAGAAGTACGGCCCCGGTGCAGCCCTCTCAATTATGCAAAATAAGTATGTACTACCTGCAGAACCTGAAGAGAAAGAAGGTGGCTTTATTCAGGGGGCGAAGGACGTATTCTCAGGGGTAGTTCGCGGCTCTTTAGGAGCTGGTGCGGAGCTTCGACAGACTTATGAAAACTTTGGTTCTATCAATGAAGCTCAATTTAGAGAGATGGTGGATGCCAAGGCGCTTGAAATTGAAACATCTCGCGGCACACCACTCACAAGTGCGGAGCGTAGTGAGCTTGAATTAAAAGAGAGCATGGCATTCCGCAATACTTGGAGCCTCAAGAACCCTTTCATGAATGCAAAGATTGGGGACCCTGATGATTTACCAGATTATAGTGCCGATACGGCCCTCGGCAACCTAGCTACTGTCGGAGTTCTCGGTAAAACTATTGACTTGCGAGATGAACTGGCTGCCCCAGATACCATTAAAGGTAGTCTGGCTGAAGGACTATCACAGTTTCTTACAGGTTATGTAGCACTTGGTGGCGGTGGTGCAGGTATCGTCCGTGGTATTGCGATTGGCGCGGCAGTAGACGCCACTATGTTTGATCCTTTAGATGCAAACTTATCTACTTGGATGGACTCTTCGGAAAACGAATGGGTTAAGAAGTTTGTCCCTCAAGCTCTAGTCAAGAATGCAGATGATACTGAGTGGGAAGCTCGAATGAAATCCTCTATTGAGGGCGGCATTCTGGGTGGTCTAATTGAATTTCCCATAGCAATGGTGAAATTTGCTCGGGCAACTAAGAAGGCGAAAACAGAGGTAGCGACTAACGGATCAGTTAGTTCGGATACCCTAGCGGAACTTGAAGAGATTGAGGCAACTATCCAAAGCTTCGACGATCTAGCAGCTGACGGTAAGCCTAGAGGCGCTATGACACCTGACGGGATGTTCACCACTCCTGAAGGTATGAAGTTTGACCCTAACAATGCTGGTACTCGCCGCTTTGACTTAGAGACTAAAGTTGACACTGCAGTAGACCAAGCACAGCCGGGAGCGTTAGACACTCCTGAAGTTGGTACGTCCCCTGATTTGGATACGACGCCACCATCGCGGGTAAACCTAGCAGATGAACTTCAACCAGATGCCCCAAAGGCTCCAACTGTTGAGACTTCTGACATACCTGTAGCAAGTGCAGCCGATGCCCCGGTTAAGGTTGTAAAGCCTAAGAAGGTCCCTAGTGCTGTTGTCGGGGACGCTAAATTGTTTAAGGCAGCTCTACGAGGCACTACTAAAACTAACGAGATTGTGCCACTCAGCGCGCTCGATCTTGAGGGTAACGATATTGGCCTGTTTAACTGGGACAATATGGATGGTCCACAGGACGCCATGAAAGTCATGGACTCTACTCAGCAGGCCTTATCAGACGCTGGTGTCCTCAAAGCTAATGGCTTAGAGACAAAACAGACCCTGCAAACAGTGTACGACGAATCTGTAGAAGAGGTAGCTGACTTGGTAGGGGCAAATCCCGATACGGTTAGAGCAACATTCTTAACTGCAGAGAAGGTTACCCGAGATAGCGCACGGCGCATTGTGTCCGGTAAGATGATACTACAATCTACAGGTCGTAGGATTTCTGAACTGTCTGAGCTTATCACAAGGTCAGCAAAGGCAGGCGACACTAATACCGCAGTTGAGCGACAACTTATTAATCTAATGACATTACATGCAGATATTCAATTATCTGTAAAAGGAATTCAGACTGCTGCAGCTAGAGCTGTAGGTGCAGGCCGTATCAGGACTGCAGATGCTTTAGGTGATGATGCTCTAGATGCGTTGATGCAATTTGGTGGTTCTAAACAAGTACAGAAACTCGCCAAGAAAATAGCTTCAGCTGATGGCAATAGAGCAGCTCAAGCTAAGATGATTAGGAAGGCTAGTGAGAACAAGTTCTGGGGTGTTATTAACGAAGTGTGGCTGAACGCCATTTTATCTGGCCCAAGAACTCACATACTCAACATGGGCGCTAACGGATTTAACATGATACTCCGCCCCGGCATTCGTGCAGTAGGTGGTGCTCTTACTGGAAACACTCAGGCTATGGAAGAAGGCGCACGACAGTATGCCTACTTAGCCAGCGAAATCTTTGAAGGCATTACATACTTAGCCACAATCGGCAGGACCCAAAAGGATAGCTCAATGGCTAACGCCTTCAGGTCCTTCTACAACGCTGAGAGTATACTAGATACCGCTACAAAGTTTGACCCTGTTAGGGGAAAGCATCGTGCAATATCAGCGGGAAATGGTAACGTATTTGGTAACGGACTAGCTAAGGGAACGATAAACCTAGCTGGTAAATTGGCTACAATGTCAAACCGCGCATTAACTGCAGAGGATGAGTTGTTTAAGCAGATGATTTTCCGTTCTCGTATGAGAGCAATGGTTACATCACAGGCTCATCGTTTGGATGCTAAGGCCTTAAAGGCCCAAGGATACAAAACCAAAAACGATTACATTATTGGTGAGATGGACAGGGCTATTAACACCAAAGAAGCTCTCGCTGAGAGATGGCAGAAAATGGTTAAGTCAGGTCAGGTTCTAGATGATGCTGCAGCTAAAGATATATTCATCAGTAAGCATACAGGCTCCTATAACCACACAAGTGAAATGGCTACTCAAGCACTAGGTGATGCGCGTGAGAGTACGTTTACCACTCCATTGAGAAACGGCACGTTCACTAACGACATGCAAAAGCTCATCGCACGTAACCCTTGGATGCGTCAAATTATGCCGTTTGTGCAGACGCCTACCAATATCCTTCGCACAGCCTTTGAACGCACCCCCGGTCTAAACTTAATAATGAAAAGACAGCGTGAATTGCTAAGGACAGGGACCCCTGATGAGAAGGCAATTATTTATGGCAACATGGCGGCTGGTGCTGCATTCACTTTTGCAGCTTACCAATTAGCTTCCAATGGTAGGATTACCGGAGGTGGGCCATCTTATAGTAGTGACTCAGATAAAGCTAAATTGTGGAACGCTTCACCAGATTGGCAACCATACTCCATGAATATTGGTTCAGTTGAGAAACCCCAGTGGGTTGAGCTGAAAAGATTAGACCCACATGGGATGATCTTTGGTATTGTAGGCGACCTGTTTGAGATGGCTGAGTATATGTCCGATGCACCTGACCCAGAGTTAACTGAATTAACTGGTATGGTAGCAGCCTCATTTGCAAATAACGTAATGTCTAAGACTTATATGATGTCACTCAGTGATACTATGAAGCTGTTTGATGGTTCTGCGTCAGGTAGTAAGTTTAAGAATTTCTTTGACTACCGATTAGCATCTGCAATCCCATTCTCAAGTCTCTCATACCAAATGAACCAGAACCAGAATGATGTGATGACAGAGCTACGCACAACAACAGATCGACTGAAATCCCGTGTGTATGGTATGGATACGTCCACTCCTAAGCACGATTGGTTGACAGGTGAAGCTGTGGACACTCCCGATTATCTTCTTGGGTTTATCCGTCAGAAGAAACTTGAGACAGCTGGAAACATTACTGCAAAAGTATACGAGGAACTTAGAAACCTTAATCACGCTTTCGTAGGCCCACAGAGAAATATTGGCGATATCGAACTAAACTCAGTTCAGTATCAACGATATAACGAATTGGTTGGCTCGGTAGTAGTCAAAGGTGGTCGCACACTATTAGAGACTCTTAATCATGAGATGGGGTCTAAACGCTATGCGTCTTACACCGCATCTTCAGAGATAAACCAACCCGCTTCCGCAAACGATCCGCGAGTTAAGCACCTAAATATCTTCATTCAAGTTGCTAAACAAAAAGCAGAACGTCAGCTATTAAAGGAATTCCCCGATATGGCAGACGCTAAAAATCAGAACACCCGCAATAGGAAACTAATGCAGGGCGGTAGAGAAGCCGGGGAACTGATTTTCTCAGTTGATTAACACCTACAGGCCCCTCTTCGGAGGGGTCTCTCCCTTTTAAATTCAGGAGATATGGATGTCTTCCATTATTAACTATGTCGCTGACGGATCGACGAACTCGTTTCAAATCCCGTTCACCTACATAAGCCAATCGCATGTGGTAGTCACCGTAGATGGTGTTAGCGTAACGCCTACTTTCATTAACGATACTCAGCTTAGTGTATCCCCCACACCAGCCGCAGGCCTCATAGTAATCGTAAAGCGAGTTACGCCTGTAGTAGCACTTGTAGACTTTACAGATGGCTCAACTCTATTTGAGGCTGACCTAGACCTCGCTCACCAGCAGAACAGGTTAATCTCCGAGGAAAGCCGTGACCGTGCAGATAATGCCATCACGACTTTGAATGCTAATATCACGAACATTAACACAGTAGCTGCTAGCAACACTGCGGTTAATACAGTGTCCAGCAATATAGCCAGCGTCAATGATGTATCAACCAACATGGCTGAAGTGCTACTTGCTGATACTAATGCTGCTACAGCTACGACTAAAGCTGGAGAGGCTTCTGCATCTGCTAGCACTGCATCTACTCAGGCTGGCATTTCAACGACTAAAGCTGGTGAGAGTGCTGCAAGTGCTGCAGCTGCCCTAGCTTCTAAGAATGCAGCGGCGACTTCTGAAACGAATGCTGCGGGTTCTGCAGGTACTGCAACAACCCAAGCGGGACTTGCAACATCCAACGGTGCTTCTCAGGTTTCTCTGGCTACGGCTCAGGTTTCACTTGCAACGACTAAAGCCTCGGAAGCTTCTGCAAGTGCCTCTACAGCTACTACACAAGCTGGTATAGCAACAACTCAAGCGTCTACAGCTACTACACAGGCTGGCATTTCTACAACCCAAGCTGGTATCTCAACTACAAAGGCTTCTGAAGCATCTTCAAGTGCTGCGGCTGCTTTAGGTAGCCAGAATGCTGCCTCTTCTAGTGCATCTTCTGCTTCTACAAGTGCTGGTACAGCTACTACTCAGGCTGGGATTTCTACGACTAAAGCGGGTGAAGCGGCAACATCTGCGTCTAACGCTTCCACATCTGCCTCAACAGCGACAACCCAAGCTGGCATATCAACAACCAAGGCTGGCGAAGCTGCTGCATCTGAGACGGCTGCGGCTGGGTCTGCGTCCACTGCAACAACCCAAGCTGGTATTGCCACAACCAAAGCTAGTGAATCTGCTGCATCTGCATCAGCTAGTGCAACATCTGCATCATCCGCACAGGCATCTAAAGACGCTGCCCTTGCTGCATTAGATTCATTTGACGACAGGTATTTAGGCCAGAAGTCTGCTGACCCAACTGTAGACAATGACGGTAACGCTTTAGTAGCTGGAGCTTTGTACTTCAATACGACTGACGATGTCATGAAGGTGTATGAAGGTTCTAGCTGGGTTGCTGCTTATGCTTCCCTGTCAGGCGCTCTGCTTGCTGCAAACAATCTGTCTGATTTAGCAAGTGCATCTGCTGGTCGTACTAACCTCGGCCTTGGAACTAGCAACAGCCCTACGTTCGCTGGTCTAACTACAACTGCTGATGTGTCCTTCGGCGACAACGACAAGGCCATCTTCGGTGCTGGGTCTGACCTACAGATTTACCATGATGGTACTCATAGCCGCATAAATGATACTGGAACAGGGTTTTTAGTTATTGCTGCTAGTCGTTTACAAGTTAACAATGCTGCTAATAATGCAGAGATGATTGTTGCTGTTGAGGGCGCACAAGTAGAATTGTTTCATAACGCCGCAATGAAATTGAACACCACAGCCACTGGCATTGACGTAACAGGCACAGTGACGGCTGATGGGCTGACTGTGGATACTACAACCCCCTTTATGTCTTTTAAGGAGTCTGGCGCAACTAAACTTTTTATTGGTGAAAGTAGTGCAGTTGGTGGTGGTGCAGGTTATTATGATTTTTATGCTGTTACAGGTTTAGGACAAAGGTTCTTTACAAACTCCTCAGAACGTATGCGTATCGACTCGTCAGGCAATGTTGGCATAAACATGACTGCCCCTAACTCCGGCCTACATGTAAATGGAAGCATTACAAGTAGTAACTTAGGGCAAGACGCATCAACCTCTAAAGGTCTTTCCTTACAGGGTTACGGAGACACTTCTTACATAAACATGAGTGGTGCTGGCAATCTAATCTTCCGTATGGGTTCAACCTTTGCAGAACGTATGCGCGTCGACTCATCGGGCAACCTGCTTGTGGGTAAGACGAGTGCTGCTTACAATACGGCTGGTTTTCAAATTCAGTCTAATGGTATTGCTGGAGCAACTACTTCCGTTGGTAGGCCTTTCTATGTAAACAGAAAAAGCACTGATGGTGCACTTTTTGACCTATATAAAGACGGCACATCTGTGGGCAGCTGGATGTCACGGGCTGGTGTTGTTTCGACAATAATACTTGACCCTCGTTCTGGTGGTGGCGGTCTCTCTGGTGGCGGTGCAGCATTGTACCCAACCAATAATGTGGGCGCACTTTCTAACGGAGCTTTAACACTTGGTGATGCGTCATATAAGTTCAATGACGGCCACTTCTCAGGAACAGTCAACGCAGCCAACTTCAACACCACCTCAGACGCTACACTCAAGACCAACGTAGAGACCCTCACAGGCTCTCTGGATGCCGTTAAGTCCCTGCGTGGTGTATCATTCGATTGGCTAGAGAATGGCAACTCAGAGGTCGGCGTAATCGCTCAAGAGGTGGAAGCAGTTCTACCTGATTTAGTCAGCACTAACGGCGAAGGCATTAAGTCAGTCAAGTACGGTAACATGGTTGCGGTGCTGATTGAGGCAATCAAAGAGCAGCAGCTTCGCATTGAAGCCCTCGAACTTAAACTAGGAGAATAATTATGGCTGTAACATTTACATGGTCTGTAGCAAACCTTGAGCGCACAACAGCAGACGGCGGTGTGACAGTAGTCCACTGGCGCTGCGATGGCGTGGATGGGGAGGCTTCGGTTGGTCAGTATGGCACAACCTCATGCACACCTGACGCATCTGCATCTGACTTCATTGCATTCGACAGCTTAACTCAAGACACAGTGCTTGCTTGGGTCTGGGATACAGTCGTCCGTGCTGACGTTGAAGCAAGCATTACGGATCAGATCAAAGCTGAGTTGAACCCAACGACTACCGCTGGGCTTCCTTGGTAATCTCTACGCTAATAGTGAAGGAACACGAAGATGGCGATTAAAGTAAACGGTACTACGGTTATTGATGATAGTAGGAACCTTGTAAATATTGTAAGTGGGGCTGGTAGTAGTACAGACCTTGGTGCTGTTGGGAGTTATGTATTTGCTCAGTACAGAGGAAGCCCCGCATTTACCCAAGGCCAAGTGATTGCTGCTGGTACATACGCACTAAGACCAACCAACGCCTTTGGCAACACGGGCGGGACAAACATATCATCAGGGTCTTGGCGCTGTATGGGAATTAAGGCAGACAGTTTTACAAATGAAGAAGCCTCTACACTTTTTGTAAGGATTTCATAATGACTATAACAATCACACAAGTTCGCAATGCGGCGTCCCTTCAAGCGGATAACCTTCGCATGAACGTAGAGATTAACCATCCACAGCACGGCTGGATACCTTACACTCTTAACCCTGCCGATACAGACACCACGATTGACAATGATGCAGTCATGGCTCTGATCGGCACAGGCTTCGCAGCATATGTTCCGCCTACACAGGCAGAGCTAGATGCAGCCGCTGCCGCACAGGTTCGTGCAGATCGTGACAATCGTTTGACCACAGAGGTTGACCCACTGGTGTCTAACCCACTTCGCTGGGCTGACCTTACGTCTGACAAACAGGCTGAGTGGTCACAGTACAGGACTGACCTACTGGGTGTACCACAGCAGGCGGGTTTCCCAGCAGACATTACTTGGCCCACTAAGCCTGAGTAATGAAAGACCAAGACGGTTGGCACATATCCCGAAGTGTCCCCGCAACTCTCTTGCTCGGCCTTATGACACAAGCTGCTGCAATCGTATGGACAGTGTCCATGATGATGGCGGATATCCAGCAGAACAACGAGAAGCTAATGAACTTCTCTGAGCGAGTGTCGAAGGTCGAGACAATGGTACAAAGCCAAGCAGTAAGCATGGCTCGTATTGACGAAAACATTCAACACATTCGAGGCGCTGTCGAGAAGATGGCCCAAAAACCCTAGGTGCTCTG